ACTATTTTTATTGCAAGTTTTTCACCACCATAAACTCCTTTTGCTGATAAATTTCCATCAACATCTAGAATTTTTACTTGTACACTAATTGATGGACTTAAAATACTTTCATAATAATCAATCGATTGGACACCAGCCAACATAGGAAACTCATCCTCTATGACAGGATTTACCTCAGCTGGGAGTAAAGCACATTGATTTAAAGAAAAGTTTTTAGACATTACATTATTCGAGTTCTATTTATTATTTTTTTACCTTGTTTTTGAATAATTGTACGAACAACGGTTTGAACTGGTTTTGTGCTCGTTGAGGGTGGGACATATTTTACATCTTTGTTTGGAACTATGTTAACATCCTGTTTTGCCATCATTAATTCTGGGCCTTTCTCACCCACAACAGAAATTTGTCCTTGATTTAAAGTTCCACCATCTTCTCTTTTTTTTATGTTACTAATTAAGGAACTCAAAAGACTTTGTTGTGGTTGAAACTCTTTTGATGCGTATTTCACTCCCTCCATGAAAGCTTTTTGATAACCCTCAACATAACCTTTTTGATAAAATGATCTAGCATTATTTAACGCTTCTTGAGTTCCAGATATGAGTTGAATACTTTGTGCAGATATAGCTTTAGATTTCTGCATCAATTTCATTTTGTTTTGACTTATATTAGCAGCTTTTAATCTAATATTACTCAGTAAATCTAGATTTCTAGAACCAGAAGACTGTAAAAATTTTTGAGTTGATACTTTCATAATTTTATATTGCCAAGTGATTTAATGAATTACCTTCAGCAATCGCTACCGCAGATACTGGTGAATTTGGTGATTTAACGATTGAAACATCAGTCACTACTTCACCTCTCCCTTGACCACCACCACCAATATCTTCATTCACAACTTCATCATTTCCTTTTATGATTGTAGTTCCTCCATCTATAACATTATTAGATACAGGGCCATTATCAAAACCCATGAATTGACTATAAACAGTATTTGCAGCATAAGTGCTATAACCACCGTCAGGTTGCACTCCAGCCTTTGTGGATAATATTGCTTCTTTGTGTGCCTGAAGTTCCTCTTTAGATGTAACTTCTATCTTACCAGTTTCTTCATTAAACCCTGCAATACCAGTGCCACCCTCGTTGTAAGATTTAATTGCAGATGCAACCACGGATTGTGGATCATATCTAAGAAGATTTTTTATTTGTCTTGTTTCTTCATTAAAATCTTTTACTTCTCCATGTTCTTTGTATTCAACATTACTAGGTACAAAAGCTCGTTTTTTCTCTTTAACAATTTCTTCTACTACGTTGTTGTTTACCATTGATTTATCAATTGTTAAATCTTTATTAATTGGTGCTTTTCTTTCTTTCACATAATTATCAACTTGTTTATCAATTTCTTTATTTTTTTTCTCTACATCTTTATCTTTTTTCTCTACATCTTTATTTTTAAAGAATTGATCAAAGATAGGTTTAAGAGTAAGTGTATCAAGACCTTCTTTAAGATCTTTAAATGAAGGGAAGAAATTACCATCAGATTTTACCTCTTCATTTCCATCATCTTTATTTTTTCTATTTCTTTCCCTATTTTTTTCATAAGCCTTCTTTACTTTTGGCGGTTTAAGTCCTGCTAAAAGAAAGGATCCACCAAAAAGTCCAGCAGCTAATAAATTTGATCCTGCTTTGTCTTTTACAGATGACATTGCTTTTTGCATTAAGTTACCATCTGATGAAGTCGCTTTCTTACCTTTTACTTGTTTTTGTAATTTATCTTCCTGTGCAAATATTTGTTGCTCTAAAGCGTCTGTTTCTGATTTTTTTATCTCTTGTTCTTGTACAATTACGTTTGTGACTTCATTGATTTGAGTCTGAACATTTTGAACTCCAGAATCAAAATTAACTTGCAAAGACTCAATTAATCTTTTTAAATCCAGTTGAATCGTATTTAACTGAGATTGCACCATGTTTGAATTTGATAAGGCCATATTCGCTACCTTATCAATCTCAACAATCTGTTCAAAGAAATTATTCAGAGTGATTTTCTTTTTTGGTTGTTCCTCATCCATACTTCTGAACGCCTTCTTGTTGTTGTCTCTTCAGATTTTCACTTTCAATATAATCTTTGAGAAGAGCTAAGTAAATATCTCTCTCCCAAGGCATCATATTTTCAAGTTCTGTCAAGCTATATTTATGGTATTGCATCAGAGCAAAATTGATTCGATAATACGATTCAAGATCTTCTCGTGCAATACTTAGCCGAAAAAATCAGCAAGACCCTCCAAAACGACACTACTTTTTTTCTTTGTGTTTGGATTTGTTACCTCAATCTTATGAGATAATTTAGGCATGGTTGCGAAAAATTTTTCAACCTCTTTATATTGTTTTGAATTTAATTGTTCTATAAATTCAACTCTTTCTTTTGAGGTGTAATCCTTAGCATCCCAAGCATCCTCCTGAGTATAGATCGTATCGATACACTCTGATATAATTTTAAAAGTTTTATTTACATTTTCCTTTGGATCTTCATTGACATCAAAATTAGTTTCAATAAATTGATTGATAGATGGATACTTCATACGAAGAGTCATTTTATCATCAAGAACAATATCAGTTTTATGATCTTTTGATTTGACAACTTTTATTTCATCCACATATACTGTAACAGGAATCTCTGTTTCACCATCATCAGGACATGTAACTCTTACTTTAATCGCTTCACCAATTGACTTAGCACGAATATTCAAAAAGATATATTCAATATCAAAAGTAGGAAGTTCATCCACATCTATACCTTTAGTTAAAATACATTGTTTCAAAACATCTTTTACTGCATTTGTAATCTCAAATTGACTCTTTGATTCCAATGCAATAATTAAAACTTTTTCTTCTTTGACCAAAAATGGTCTGTATTTAATTTTTTTATTCGATGACGGTAATTTCAACTCATACGTTGGAGTTGCAACGGTGGGTAACGGCATGATGTTTTAATTCAGTGTTTTATTTATGAGGTTATTCGATGATTGTCTCTACGCAAAACCTGTTGATTGATAAGGAACTGTTCCTCCAAGAGTAATATCATCTACTAAAGTTCTTCTTTCGATACTCCTATTAAGTATATCAGAATTGGCAATAGCTTGTTGTATTTCATTGCTTTGATTGAATTCAGTGAAAAATCTATCATATGCTAGTTGTATTGTACATCTTAAAATAGATGATTGTCCATAAGATATTCTCATTGATTGAAGATTTTGTGGCCAAGCATTTATAAACTCATAATGTGAAACTTTCGTGGTTGATCTTGGATCACCAGCAGAATTCTCACCTTCTAAAAAAGTATCTCTTTCAAATTTAGAAACATGAAGTCTCTCTTTGTAAGTGTCTGGATAATTCAATCTACCAAAAGCGAATGATTTTTCCCTATCTGACAAAGGATTTATATATGTCATCCAACTTTCTAAAATTTCTAAAATAAGATGATCAGCGTCAACATAAAAAGTTAAATTTAAAGGTGGAAACTGTCTTAAAGTTGGAAAAACCTCTTGAATACCTTGATGATGTCCAACAGCTTGAGTTGTTAGATATGAAGTGCCTGGAATTTCAGCTTGAGTGCATAATAAAGACATTTTTTGTTTAAATGTAGTTCCAGCAGCTCTTTTACTACCAGAACTTACACGTTGCCTGAACCACTTATCTTCATTACCAAAACTAAATGAAACTTGATAAAAAGTATCAAGAGATACACGAGATACAGGATCCCGAATATCTAGCATATTCTTTGGTTTTAATTCTGACTCTTTTGGAAATGACACGATAAATAAACTAGGGTTATAATACTATGTATGAGTTATAAAGGAATATATAAACCTTCTTATCCTAAGAAATATAAAGGCGATCAACGTAATATTATTTATAGATCTTTATGGGAAAGAAAATTCATGAACTATTGTGATTTAAATGAAAATATCCTTGAATGGGCGTCAGAAGAGTTTTTCATACCCTATCATGATCCAACCACTAATCGTGTTCGTAGATATTTTCCTGATTTTTTCATTAAATATAAAGATAAAGA